CCGCATGTAGTTGCTAGTGCAAGTAATTTATACTCTTACAAATATATGATGGCTATTCTTAATATTGCAAGAGCGGATATTAAAGAGAAACCTAAAGAGCCGTTAAAATATTTGCCTCAAGCATTAGAACAATTATATAGAATTTTACAAACAGATTTGGAAGATAAGCAGCCATTTCACCTGTCGATGTCTGTTTTACAAGATATGTACTTGGGAGCATCTGCTGGTTTGAATTATGCTCCCAGCGTAGGTCCTATAGATTCTACCTTCAAAGTTAAAATTTCAAATAAAGGGAAAAAGATAGATTTTTTTGAGCAAGATATGATGGCAATTCTTGATTTTATCAGAACTGGTAAAAGACCATCAGTTTGGTGGACACTTCCTCCAAAGATAGAAAATTTCTTTTCCTTCACTAAACAGTATAGTGATAAGGAATATGAAGATTGGTGCAATAAGTTACGTATATTTAATATTCCATCGTCAATCTACATTTATCTTGAGAGAATGGTTTCTTATGTTAGGCATCTAGTTGAGAGAGGGAAAGTAATTTGTGTCGGTCATAGGTGGTCTCGAGGTGGTGCTGACACTATTGCTAAATCGTTAGGTATAGATCTATCAAATTGTTGGAAAAAAATTATTGTTGAGGGAGATGGGAAGAACTTTGATCAAACAGTTCGTGATTTTTTTGTTAAGCTCTATTTTTCGACAATGGGTGTTCATTTTGATAGAAATTCCCCAGATTATCCGGCATTTGAAAAAATCTGTTCTTTTCTACTTGAAAATATGTTAGATCGACTTACTCATTTATTTGGAGATTTGTGGGGAATAGTTCATGCAGGAGTTCCCTCAGGCGCTTATAATACAAGTCATATGGATTCATGGATAATGGCACTTTATTTTTGTCTTTTCATGGTATTTCAGGTAGCAACTGCTCCAATAGAGTTACAGCCAGAATTAGAACTTCATATGTTGGCACAATTGTACCTTATAGTTTATGGTGATGACCATTTATATAATAAAGGTGAGGGACCTAGTAGTCTTTATTTTTCAGGGACGCTTTTTGCTAAATTTATGTGGGATCACTTTGAGGTAGAAATTAGAGATATGAAAGATGGAATCCCTTTTTGTTCTAAACATTCAAATGGTTTTGTTACGCAGATGGGAGCTACCTATCTTAGACATCAATTTGTTCTAAATGAAAATAAAGCAAAAGGACAATCTGTTTTTTTACCGTATAGGGAGAGTCGAGAATTTCTTATTAGGGCTATTTGGGGTAGAGAAACCCGTCCTCGAGATGCAATTGATGTAGCTCTTTCAGTTATAGGACAAACGTATGCTACTTATGCATCAAATAGGAATGCTTATGATAGATTACGAATATTATATGAGGAGTTAGTTTATGGTATGGATTCTCCTCAAACTTTATTTGAGCGAATGCAAGATAGATTGGGGCATGATGATATTAAGAAATTGCGTCAGGCAGGGATTTCTCCTGAAGAGCTATTAAATGGCTTTCCTACTTGGGAAACCTTAGAGGCAAAAAATATTATAGATGAGAACTACCAAAATAAGAACATACCCTTTAATTTTATGGATCTCATGGATGTGCAAGAGCAGGATTTTTATTAGTGACAAGTTAAGAAACCACTAGTATCCGGATGTCGACCCGGGATAGAAATACCTTAATTGGTAGTCGTACTTTTTT